TATGCACTGTGCATACTTTTTCACTTTTTATTTTTTTCTGATAGTAATATTGCAGTTCAAAATAATGGACAAAATTCATCTAACGGACAAAATGGGTTTATGGGAAGTGTAAAAAGAGCAATTAAAAGAGGTAATGCGGTTATCTACAATAATGGTAGAGGACTTGATATCATGAGAAAAAAAGGGGTATCGAAAGAAGCTTGGCATTTCGCAGTAAAAAACAAAGTAGATATTGAATTGTAATGGCAGAGGTAATAATAAGTACATCGGCAATTAACTCTTATGGGAGTAGGGTTCTTACTGCAGGAATAAACTTTAAGCAGTATAAAAAGAATCCTATTGTGCTATTTATGCATAATCGTCCTTGGAGAGGTACAACAGATGAGTATTTGCCAATTGGTAAGATGCAAAACTTAAGAGTTGAAGATGATAAACTACTTGGTGAAATTGTCTTTGATGAAAACGACGAGTATGCAGTTAAAATTCAAAAAAAGTTTGAGAACGGATTTTTAAACATGGTTTCTGCAGGTTTGGATATTGTTGAATTATCTGACGACCCCGCTTATTTAATACCTGGACAAACAAGGTTTACCATTAAAAAATCAAAGCTTAGAGAGGTATCTGTTGTAGACATTGGTTCAAATGATGAAGCTCTAAGATTGTATGACAACAACGAAATAATAGAATTATCGGCTAATGGAGAATGTAAAATTACTCCTTTAAAAGGTGATGAAAGTATTAATAAAGATGAATTAAAGATGAAAGAATTATTGTTGAAATTAGGTTTGCCTGAAACAGCAACAGAAGCTGAGGCATTAGCTAAGTTGGAAGAACTTAATTTAAAGGCTCAAACCGCCGAAAATTTAGCTACACAAATAGCTAATGAAAAAGATGCTCGTGTTGTTGCTTTGGTTGACCAGGCGGTTAAGGAAGAAAAAATTACTGCTGACAAAAAGGAAATATTCCTTTCTATTGGCAAAAACAGCGGTATTGAAGCGTTGGAAGCAACTTTCGGAGCTATGCAACCTGCTTTGAGACCTGCTGATGTTATTGGTGGAAAGAAAACACCTAACGAAAAGACAGGTGATGTTAGCACTAAGTTAGCTGACATGTCATGGGATGAACTTGATAAGCAAGAAAAACTTGTTGAGTTGAAAGACAAAGACATTGACCTGTTCAAGTTGAAGTACAAAGAAGAGTTCGGTGTTGAGTACAAAGAGTTGAAAACAAAATAAAAATAAGGAGGAAAAAAGATGGGCTTAAATCAAGAAGTTTGGAGAAAAGATGTTGTTGGAAATTTATTTCCAGATAACAGTTTTGCTGCACAATCGGAAGATGATTCCGAATATGTAAGCAATAAAACGGTTCACATTCCGAATGCGGGAACGCCACCAAATGTGGTAAAAAATAGAGCATTCAAACAAGGTGGTGCTGATGTTACAACAAGAACAGACAATGATCTTGAATATTCTATTGACGAATACACTTGTGATCCTGTAACGATTTCTAATATTGAAAAGACTGAATTAACTTACAGCAAAAGAAATTCAGTTATGGCAGGAGCAAAAGGCAAGTTAAACGATACTGTTTATGAATCGTTGCCGTTCAATTGGGTTCCAGCTGCACCTGTTAAGAAAGCTACAACAGGTAGTGCTGTTGCTTCTCATATTGCAGACGCTACTGGTAATAGAAAAGCATTTACAGTTGCTGATGTAAAGGCTATTCAACAAATATTCAACGGTCAAGATATTCCTCAAGATGGAAGAAATATTTTGCTTGACAGTGAAATGTATGGTCAACTTTACGACTCAATGAGCGACGCTCAAAAGGCTTCAATGCAACAAACATTTGATGCAAAGACTGGAAATATTGGAACTTTCTTAGGTTTCACTTTCTGGATGCGTTCACGTGTTTTAAAGACTGATAATGCTGGTGCTAAAAAAGAATGGTCTGCTGCAAATGTTGCTACAGATTGTGCTGCTGGTCTTGCTTGGCATAGAGGTTCTGTATCAAGAGCTTTAGGCTTAGTAAAATTCTTCGACAATGTTGATGATCCAACTTATTACGGAGATGTTATTTCTTTCTTAGCTAGAGCTGGTGGCTCTCCAAGAAGATACGATAAAAAGGGAGTTGTATTGATTTACCAAGCTCCAAGTGAATAAATTTTAATTGAATTAAAATGAAAACGGAATTAATAGAAAAAGCAAAAGTTCTTTTTAACGACAATAAGGGTTTGGAAGAAGTTTGGATGTGTTCTGATGGAGTTGGTTATAATGACCAACATAATGCTTGTCAGTATCAAAAAACGATAAACGCACAAGAAGAACCTGTTTTGATTAAGAAAAAGGAGTTAAAGAAACTTCAATCTGATGCAACTGCTGAAGCTAAGGCAACTGTTGAAGCAGCAAAAAAAGCTGCTGAAGACGCTGAAGCAAAAGCAAAGGAGCTTGAAGGAAAAAAATAGACGAAAAACAATTGAATAATAAAGGGAGATGCTCAAAGAACTCAAATGATGGAACTGAGGTCTCCCTTTTTTCAAATTAATAATAAATAGAAATGCAAGGAATAAATACGATACGAGGTAATGGTGGTATACCAGCTACATTGGCTGGGGAAGACCATATTTCAGGATTATTGATGTATATGGCTGATGCTGATATTCCAAGTGTTAATGCTGGAGTTACTGGTTTCTCTACTACTAACAGGATTATTCCTATAAGTAGCATTGAAACTGCTGAAAGTCTTGGGATTAAATATGATGCTGCTAAATTTGCGGTTAAAGTTTTGTGGTACCATATTTCAGAAACTTTGAGAATTAATCCTGCTATAACATTATTTGTTGGTATTTTCACTACACCTACACTATATGACTTTACTGAAATTAAAACCATGCAAACTTTTGCAGGTGGTAAATTGAGGCAAATAGGTGTTTGGGCCGGTGATAAGGCTTTGGCTGCAAATGAGATTACTTCATTACAGGCAATAGGTACGTTAATGGATGCTAAGGATACTCCATTAAGTATCTTATACCAACCAAAAGTGGCTGATATTAGTGCTATTAGTACTTCTTTTGCTGTTACAGGACAAAAAAATGTTTCTGTATTGATAGGTCAAGACGGTGATGGGACAGGTTCTGCCATTTATTTAAATGCTCTAAACACAACAAACAAATATGCTGTTGGTATATTAGGTTTGGTGCTTGGATGTGTTTCTTTAGCTAAAGTTAATGAAGCAATTTCATGGGTTCAAAAATTTCCTTCAGGGATAAATACTCCAGGATTTGTTGATGGAAAATTGTTAAAGAATATTGATTCTGCTGTTGTGGAATCTTTGGACGATAAGAGATTTATTTTCTTAACTACTTATGGTGGTTTGGCTGGTTCTTACATTAATAATTCTCATACTATGGATTTGCTTACTTCTGACTATAATTATATAGAAAGAGTGAGAACTATGGACAAAGCTTGTAGAGGTATAAGAACTTACCTTTTGCCTTATCTTGGAAGTCCTATGTATATAGATGCTGATACTGGTAAGTTAGGTGCTGACACTATTGCTATACTTGAGAATGTTGCGAATCAACATTTGGAAGCAATGGAAAAGGCTGGTGAATTATCAGGTTATGTTGCTTATATAAATCCTGACCAAAATGTTCTTTCTACTTCCACTTTGGAAATTGTGATAAAACAGGTTCCTGTTGGCGTGTTGAGAACTATTAAATTGACGATTGGTTTCACAAATAAAATTGGATAGAATGGAAGGTGCAAATAATGGTATGCCGCTTATAAATGGCGTAATGTATGACTGGAGTTGTATTAAAACATCTCTTGCTGGTGTTTTATTATTAGGAATGACTGCTATTGATTATGATGACAAGCAAGATGTTCAAAAAGCTTGGGGAAGTGCGAGCAGATATCCTTATGGTTATGCTAAAGGCAGAATTGATTGTGGTGGCAAATTAACTTTATATCAAGAAGAAGTCGAAAATCTGCAAGCAGCTTCTCCTACAGGAAGAATTCAAGACCTTCCATTATTTGATATAAATGTTTCTTATATGAAAGAAAATGGTCAAATAGTTCATCATATTCTTAAAAATGTGAAACTCCCAGAAAATAATCGTCGAAATAAAGAAGGTAATACCAAAAATGAAATTGAATTAGATATGGTAATAATGTCTATCGACTGGGGTAAAAAGAAGTAATTAATCACTCATTAAAGACTATTTAAAAATGGAAAATATAAAGAAAGAAATAAATGGTTTGGCATCAGATGACCAAATTAAACTTTGGAAAAATAAACATAGAATTGTTAAGGCTATTGAGCTAACAGATGAAGGAGAAACCTTTGTTGGTTATTTTACTCGTCCAGATATGGAAGCAATGAGTGCAGTTGCTAAGGTTGGTAAGGTTGATGAAATGAAAGCTGCTGAAATACTCTTTGAAAATTGTTGGCTTGGTGGTGCTGAAATCATCAAAACAGATGTTGCTCTTAAAATGGCTGTTATTGGTCAGTTGAATTTATTGGTTAGTAGTTGTGTTGTTGATGTAAAAAACTTATAGAGCAGTACACTTTAAGTCGTAAGGATGGTGAAGATGATTTAATAAAGTGTGCTGCTCTTATAAGGGCAAATTTCAATATTAATCCAGATAAATTAAATGAAGATGATTTTGCTTCATTAACAACTCAAGCTCTTTGGTTAGAGACTTGGAGAATAGAAAATTTAGCAAAATTATTTGGAGGAGAAAAGGATGATTAATCCTTAAAAAACTTAATGCTTTCAGAGATAAAACCAATTACCATTAGCAGTGCTGCTGCTATTACAATAACTCCTAATATTACAGATAAGACTTTCATAAGTAAGTGTTTAATGGCACAAAGATAGTACAAAATGGCAAACAATACAATAAATTTTACAATAAATGTGCAAGGTGATGCCAATAAGGTTATTGCTCAACTTACGCAAAATATTGAAAGTTTGCAGGTTGGAGTAAAAAATACTGTAAATGTTTTTTCTACCCTTCCTGGTAAGATTGCTATTTTTAATCAGGTTAGCCAAAGCGTTCAAAGTTTCTCCAATTTATTGGGGGAAACTATTAAGCCTGGTGCCGAACTAAACGCTTCTTTAGCCGACTTATCGGCAATTACTGATGTTGCAGGAAAAGGGTTACAGGAAATTGAGGGATATGCCAGGGAAGCAGCAAAGACCTTTGGCGGTCCTGCTGCTAATAGTGTTGAAGCTTATAAATTATTGCTTTCTCAATTGACACCTGAACTTGCGAAAACTCCAGCAGCTTTAAAGGCTATGGGCGATAATGTTCAAATTCTGTCAAAGACAATGAGTGGTGATGTGGCTGCTGCTGCTGAAGTATTGACAACAGCAATGAATCAATACCAAGTATCAACAGTTAATCCTATTGCTGCATCTAAGAAAATGGCAGAGATGATGAACATTATGGCTGCTGCAGCGAAGGAAGGTTCGGCAGAATTACCAGCAATAAAAGAAGCATTGTCTCAAAGTGGTATGGCGGCAAAAATGGCTAATGTTTCATTTGCTGAGACTAATGCTGCTATTCAGGTTTTGGATAAGGCAGGGAAAAAAGGTGCTGAGGGTGGAGTCGCTTTACGTAATGTTTTAGCGACTTTGTCAATGGGTCGATTTTTACCAAAAGATGTTAGAGATGAACTTAAAAAAGCTGGGGTTGATGTTAGGGTTCTTACTGATAATAGCAAGAGTTTGGCTGAAAGGTTGAAAAATTTAAGTCCGATAATGAATGACCAAGCATTGGTTACTAAATTGTTTGGAAAAGAAAATAATAATGCTGCTCTTGCTTTAATGAGTGGCATTCCTTTAATGGAGCAATATAATGGAGCTATCCAAGGAACCAATACCGCCGTTGAACAGGCTAATATTGTTATGGATAGTTATAATGAGAAGCAAAAAAGGATGCAGGCTCAGATTGATGACTTTAAGATATCTATTTTTAATGCCACTAATGGTTGGTCAATGTGGCTAACTGCTATTGTTGGTACATTAGTTCCTCTAAGTCAGATGATTCCTCTTTTAGGTGTTGCCTGGAAAGGTATTGTTCTTTTAGGTAGTGCTTTGACGTATGGCACATTCACGTGGGGTGGGTTTGCCTTTGCGGCTGTGTCTGCTTGTAGAGCTATTTCTGTTGCTATTGCAAGTATT